CATCTACCAACTCCCTCACCGTATTTCCCTCTTCCCTTAGCTTTGTAAAGAGCTCCTGCGTGGGTATCTTGCTTAACATCGCCGAGCGGAGCTGGGCGTTTGTTATCTCAAGTATCTCCATAACCTTCAGCTTTTCGGGAGGAGTAGAGTATATCCGTTCTGAAACCTGTACTCCCTGTATGTACCAAATCTCCTTGCCCTCATCCAGCCATCGCCCAACTCTCTGTCTATTTTTTACACTTCCTTCGTACAGAACCCCATCTCTAGCATAGGTTACGATGTGGTAGTTCTCTGTGTGGAAGGGATTATCCCACGAAGCAAGAAAGCTAGTACTACGTGGATTGAAACCAACTATCCTACCCCTATATCCCCACTTAAAAACAGGAAGGTCTTCCGAAACAACCTTAGTCACGACCTTACCTTTACTATCCTTCAGCACAAACTCTTTGTTATTTTTTGCTCGCCGCTTTATGCTGTATGCCACTACCCCTGTTGGGTAGATAAACTTTTCCTCCATCAACGACCCTCTATAAAACCTCTGGCGAAGGTTCCCTTCTTCTCCTAGAAGGGTGGTTTTATAGAAAGTTTGCCCATGTTGAGAAACATCATGCCAATACTCCGTTTTTGATATGAGCTTTCCATTGAGCCAAACCTTCCTATACTTTCCGTAAATTGTTTCTTCTTTCCTACCTACACGAGTATCCATCTCTACAACTTTGATGACATTACCCCCATTTACCGTATAGCTACTTAATGAATGGGGCTTTTCAATCCTTACTTTCCCAAACCTCACCTCATCATAAAAATTCTTGCCCCATCCTGCTTCATGCGTGTGCAGTCTCATTTTTTCTCCTCCGAGTTTGGTAGTATATCCCTATTCTTTTTCCTCTTAATAACGCTACCGTCAGGGAGTCTCACATAAATACAGGTTGCAAGCTCCTTTACCAATTCCACCTCTACAGCCACCCGTTCTGTCTTACTTCCTGGCTTGTTCATTAGCACTATCATAGCTTACTCACCACCTTTCATTAAATTTAATAATTCTATGGCGAGAGCAAAAGCTCTCGATGCCTTTATATGCACCCTTGTTAGGCATAACCCTAACTAAAAACTGGGTGCATATTTCGCTCAATCCCGTAGGAGGACTGAGCTCATCAGAAGGCTTTCGCCGTAGCAACGATCCGGTCTGCGGTTAGGTTTATGTCCTTTGCACTCTTTATCGCTATCCTAGCTATAGCTTCATGCTCATCTGCTGCTTCTACCTGAGTTACAGGAACTACTATCTTCCTTTTCTCTGGCGAGCTTGCAGTGGGAAGCATAACTTCCTCAACTACTACTTGATATACCATTTTATCACCTCCTTCCATATTGGCTTTGTTGGCTTGTCCTTCCACTAAAACCCAATTTGTATCCCAGCAGCTGCACGAGCCATCTACTAACGAAGTTCCCCCCTTCCCAACTGTATACTCCTTTCCTGGGAAACATCCAGTGCATGCATGCCTCACTGTTATCTTATCTCCTTCTTTAAACACCTACCCACCTCCCTTCATTTATGATTTTGCTTCCTAATCCAATACTTCCCGAACTTATCTTTGATGATGTCTCCCTTACTCTCATCCAGCTTATAGTTTGGACCTCCTGCACCACAATTCCATACTCCTGGTGCTATTTTATTGAGGGGTCTCCCACAGAAACAGCATGGCGTTCCATTCTGTGATGGGATTGCCTCAACAAAACCCTTTCCCTCCCACTCTACTTCTTCCTCACCGAACCCATCGTTCCTTGAAGGTTTGAAAGAAACTCTTCCTGACATGTGCTTTCTCTTTCTTTAGCATAACCGGACTGACTTTATCTGTTGTGATTGATGTCTCCTGCTTCAAACTCATCTCCTCGAGCAAGGGAATATTATCTTTTGCGTTGTCCCACATCTTACTCCCCAGCAACTCTCTTTTAACCCCCTCAAGGAGATGTTCCCTCCTAATACAGCTACTTTTTTCGTTGACTGCTATCCTCGCCGCCGTTAATATTGCATTCTTTATCTGCCCTCCGGTGATGTTGAATACCGTGAGTTCTGGGAAGTTTACATTCTCACCAAGTGGTGCTTTTGCTGGAACGAGCTTTCGCCATATTTCCGCTCTTACATTCTCCTCCGGATTTTTAAACTCAAGCTTCAGAGCAACCCTTCGTTCAAGAGCTTCATCTAGCACCACTGCTCTGTTTGTTGTGAGAACACAAACTCCCTCGAACCTCTCGATTTCCATCAGCAGACAGTTTATTTCTGCACCTAAGATCGCACCTACTCCCTTCCTCGAGTGAACCACGCTGTCGCATTCATCCAGAATAACCACCAACTTTTCATTTGTTGCTCTTTTGAATGCTTCCTTCATATTATCCTCACAGCGTCCAGGAATAGACGATTGAAAGTCGCCACTTCCTAACATCAAGAAATTTCGCCCTAGAAGCTCTGCTATCCCTTCCGCACACATAGTTTTGCCGGTTCCTGGAGGACCAAAGAGGAGAATAATACTTCCCTTCCCTTTTTCAATTGTCTCCTCAAACCCCCATTCTACAAATATTTTCTGAATATTCTCTTCCTTTGATGCCTCCACAGTTGCGAGGATAAGTTTCGTATACTCTGGGGGCAGGACGAGTGTTTGCATAATATGTGCGGTTTTGATCTTGGCTGGAGCAAGGGCATCAGCTTCCTTTATCGAGCCTGAGGTGCTTCCATCATCCCATTGCACCCTATAGTCAAATCCAGTCACTTCGATTATCGTTGCGGTTTGTCCTTTGTGGGATGCCCAGTCTCCATAACGAGAATAGTCTTTTAATGTTATCTTCTCACCTACCCTATACTTCATCCCTTCCCTCCTTCCTCTCTGCCTGTTCCTTTGCGAGTTTAGATACATCTCTTACCATACGCAACAACCCTCTATAAATATCTTGATTGATAGGGTGCTTCATCCAGTGTACTTCCCCACCCATACAAGACTCTCTCATATCCTGCAGTGTCTTTTCAAGCCCATTCTGCTTGATTGCCCATAGGATAATTTCAATAACTGCAAAGGCGGTTGATGACCATACACTAATAAGCATACCCGAATCATTCTTTATTAAATCATTTAAAGCAGAAATGGGGGATATGTTATGCAATATCTTTACCTCAGCCCCTTGCTTCTTGGCAAGTTTTAGGATGTCCTCAATATCACTTGCCATTTCGCTTTTCTTTTTCTTCTTTTTAAACCACATTGGGTTCCCCCTCCTTAATCCACTACATTCCGAGAGTGCTTTGCCTCGTCATACTCCCTCTGTATGACCACCTTATAATAGACTGTTCCCGGCACCTTCTTCCCAAGCTTCAGGGTTTTGTGCTCAGGGTGTTCAATTAGAGCCTGGGCACTCTCTGCCTTGATATAGAGGTTGCCTTCTGAGTCTGAATACAGGATTGCATCTTTGACCTGATGCTTATGCCCTGACTTCTCACCTTCCCTTATGACACCGTTCTCTACTACCTTCAACTGATTAAACTTATATGGAGAGTTTATATCACTCTCAAAGCTCTCCGTCTCTATTATGAGGATTTCTCCCTGCCTTAATGCTTGCTTCTTTCCATCCATTTTGTGCCTCCTGGCTTTCGCCTTAGTTTACGCCAAAGCTAAACTAACCTCTGGCGTATTTTCAATTATTGAACTTTGTGTTTGAGCTTGGTTAAACACCATCCCACACTCCATACAGGTCATTCCTCCTGCTATGAAGTCAGACTGAATATTATGGTGTTTACAGCTCCTCTCTATCTTCATTACCTTCCTCAATCTTGTTCCATCGGGAGCACAGGCATCTTTATTAACTTCCGCCACCATCACCATATCCCATTGATGCTTGGAATACAATTCCTGGGCATAAGTCTCTGCTCCTGCACAACTTACTGAAGTCTCTACTACCTCTACCTTATCTCCGTGCTTCTTTCGAGCGATGATTACATATCCTATCATGGGATTACCTTCCCTTCCTTTGCTTCCTCTTTCTTTAAATCGGTTCTTGCGTTATCTCCTGCCGCTACCACCAGCGTTGTATCGCTACTTTCCTTCTCCAATGCGAGGTATTGGTCATCCAACCATTGCTCACATACAACAGACTCCTCCTCTGTCATTGAAGTAAAGAGGTCTCTGGCTTCCGATATCAACGCCTTATACTTAACCACCTTTTCCGACTCCATCTGTCCTCACCTCCTTTTATTTTATAAATATTAAAATGGTGTCCGTTGAGACGGACTTCCTTATTGATATTCCGTTATGGGTCTCGATGCCAAGACTACATTATGATAAACTGCGTACAACTCTTTATAAGTCATCTTTTTTAATTGATTAACTGATTTGGAGGGATACCTATCCTTAAACCACTTGATTAATTGGTATTTATATCGAGGCTTCCAAAACTTAATGTAGTGGTTATGGAGATTACTCATCCAATCCCCTCCAAACATATACCCTTTTCCTTCCTTCTATCCTTACATCAACCACTCCAGTCTCTACAAGCTCCTTTATCGCAGGTTGTATATCCGAAGCTGAGCAATACCTCCACAACTTCTGCAATAGCTTTGTATGTTCAATTTCCTTACACTTCTCTATTGCCTCCCCAACCTTAATCTTTGGGTCAGCTGTTTGTCTCTCTATCATCGCTGTCTCTCCCAAAATCAAAGTCTCTTCCTGTAGTTGAGTTAAAGGTAGTCCATACTCCCTGACCTCTCTCAACCCTAAAACCAGTCTTGATAACTTCGCAGGATTTAGCTTACTCAGTGCTTCCATATAATTTATTCCTTAGTGTATGAGGATACATTACTTGTTCAAATTTTGAATATTCCACCACCCAATAACTCTACGAACCTCTTACTATTCGCCCTATTGGTTTCATTCTCTTGTTCAGAAGGATATTGTGAATATGCTTCTTTAATATCCCTCATATTCTTCCTATTAAGCACAACCTTCTCCCCTTCCCTCTTTCCTAACATATTTTCCCCCCTCCTTTTAACTAACTTTTATATCTAGCCTCAAAACATTTCGAGGCTTGCAATTCAATATTGGCGATTAGACTTTTTAAACTTCTTTGGAAAGTTAGATTTTGAATATCGCCGATTATAGCCCAAGTATATCACACCACATTCAAAAGTCAAGGGGTATCGCCAAAAAGTTAGATAATTGTAACCCATTGATTTATATTGAGTTAGGGCGAAGCCCTTGTTAAGAGTGCATAAAAGTTGAACCGAGTTGAGCGAGAACTCAACTCAACTCCCCTACACTCCACAGGTCTTGTCAGCTCTTTACTCCACAGGGTTACACACTTAATAAAAACTTATTTTATACTTAAAAAAAAAATTTATAAAGAAAGGTATGAGTGTAAGTATCTAAAGAGTGTAGTTGAGTGTAGCGAGTAACCGAGATAGTATGTGTAGTGTAGAGTAGTGGAGTTGAGGTTAGGAATAAAAAAGTTACATATCCCCCCTTGACAAATGCTAGATGTATGCTATACTAGTAATAGATACAAGGACAAAAGCAAAGCCCATAATCGGGCGGAAAGGTTAGGTAAGAAATGCGAGTAGTCAAAGGCGAGGGAACATATACACGCAAGTCGGACGGAAAAGAGGTTAGTTATGATTTTGAGTATAAAGTCGTTGAGAGCATAAACGACATAGGCGAGGTTGAGGCGTTAGCCTTGTTAAATCGTATGCTCAAAGTTGACGCCAACAATGTGGCAAGGGAGAAGGCGAAAGTAGCAAATGGCGATAGCACGGCAAGGGTATTATCGCCGGAAGAAAAAGAGGCTAGAAAACAGGAACGCAAAGCCAATAGCGAGTTGCTAAAGATAATCAAGGCTAAAGGCATATCGAGCAAGGAACAACTAGCAAGCCTCTTGCAGTAAGCACTTAATACCTGTCCTAGTATCTAACGAGGTGTGAGAAATCGCACCTCGTTTTTGTTTACCTCAAATATTACCAATCCCCTATTAAAGCCTACCCACCCACCCCCCAAGCGGTTGTGCCTTATTACCCACTAGACTTGAATTATACGAGCATACAAAAATTGAAATCTGACTTTCCAAATTCCTAACAATCTACATTCAACTTTTGAATATATTTTCTTGACAAAATTGAAGATATGTGATATACTAGGTATGTAATATAGGTAGATAAGAAAAGGATTTTTAAAGTTTCACGAACGCCGAGTTTGAAAACCAACCCTCGCAGGTCGCTCCTGTTGGGGTTTAATATAAAGCTTTAAAAGGGGATAGTCATGCATGACGGACTATCCCCTTTTTATTCTCGCAGAAAGATAAGGGATGGAAGATGCCAATATATAAATCGCAGGAAGAAAAAGCACAGTCTACAATCAACGCTCAACCCAAAGATATGGATAGAACTGTTATTCATCAAATCCTAGACCGAGATGTAGCTGGATGGACACATAAAAAGATTGCGGAAGATTTGGGGATGTCGGATGTAAGGATAAGTGTAATAACTAGAAGCCCTATGTATATGGCAATGAGGGATGAGAAAAGGAGAAACCTACATGAACAAGTTGTGGATAAGGTTAGTAGCCATATTGCAGACCCTGAAAACATACTTAAAGAAGCTAAAGTCGAGGCTGCACAGACCCTAATTAATATTATGAGGTCAGGGAAGTCGGACATGGTTAAGGCTCAAGTTGCTGGGAAGATAGTGGATAGGGGTAGGGAGAAGAATGATGGGGTACACGTTATTGTCCAGATAAATGAGAAGTTGAGCGAGAGGATGGAAAAGGTCCTTAAGTATGATGAATCAAAATGAGTTGAGGGAAATGACGCCAGAGCAGCTAGACTTCATCCGTAAGAAGTGTTTGAGGTCACTGTATTGCTTTGCCACGATGGTTATGGGATACAATGATATCACCATAGAACTACACGATAAATACTGTCGCTTTCTATCCTCTCCCTCTCAACGAAAGCAAGGAACGATGCCCAGGTCATTTGTTAAGACTTGGCTTGGGAGTATTGCATACCCTATATGGGTAACCCTTCCCAGACATGAACACGATGAGTTCCCATATGAAGGGGCGTGGGATGATAAGTTTTGGCAACTCGGGCCGAATATGAGGGTATTGATCGCCTCGTACGTAATCTCCAACTCGGAGAAGATGATAGGATTAATCCGAAAGACTTATGAGAATTCACAAATGATGCTTGCCCTCTTCCCCGAGGTCATTCCCCCTAACTTCATGAAGACAAAGTGGTCTAATCTATCTGCATGTATTAATAGAACCGAGAACGCAACTGAATCTACCTTCGAGGCCGCAGGTATTGGGGGAGCTTCAACCTCACGCCATTATGATTTAATCATCGAAGACGACTTGATATATGCTAAGAAGGATGACTTTAGTGGGAAGGAACTAATGCCAGGGCAAGAGGATATTGATAAGGCGATTGGATGGCATAAACTCGCCACTTCACTGCTTGTTCCTGGTAAGCATACCCATATCCACAACCTTGGAACAAGATGGGCAGAACACGATCTTGTTGATTTTATCTGCAAAAATGAGAAATCCTACGAGAGTTTTAATATGTCTTGTATATATCCAGAAGAGGGAAAGCACTGGAGTGAGTGCAAACCGACATGGCCTGAATGCTATGATATTGAACAGCTTAAAAGAATAGCTGATGCTCAAGGCCCTTATATGTTTGCAACTCAATACCTACTGAAACCCTCATCCCCCCAAGAGCATATATTTGATATTAAGTGGCTTGAGTACTATACATCCAGCGAGTTCGTTCCGACTGAATGCAGAATATTTACCACCGTTGACCTTGCGGAATGGGGAGACAGCTCTCGCAAACCCCATGACTGTAACGCCGTAGTTTTAACCTGTGCATGGGACACCAAAAACCACTGCTGGATATTGGGGTATGATGTAGGAAGATTTAACCCATCGGAGATGATTTATCTCATGGCGAAACATTGGAAAATTTATAAGCCCGAATCGATTCATCCTGAATCCGTTTACTACCAGAAAGCCCTTGCCCACTTTGCTCGAGTCTTTATGGAAGATGGGAAGGTTCCCTGGATGCGGATTAAAGAAGTAAAGCCTGAGGGAAATGTGGCAAAGGAGATTAGGATTAGAGCGATTGAGCCCCAAGCCTCAAACCATGCCATTCATTGTCGCCCAGACCATAAGGAATTTATAACGGAGTTTGAGGAATACATACCTCATAGTAACACTTGCAAGAAAGATATCCTTGATGCGATGGCATACCAAATCCAAGTAGCAAGGCCTGGGGAAGTTAAGACTGTGGAGAGGAAAAGGGTTGAGGGAGATGTTGTGTTTGAAGTTAAGATGGATGAAGTTCTATCTAAACTGATGAAGCCACATGGAAAGAAAGATGTCTTTGGGAATAATAGGGTTCCGGTGGATGTGTTTAAGGACGATGGAGAGCGGTTCGATTTGAATCCCTTTGAAGATAATTCAATAATTGAAATAAGTTTGGAGGATTAAATGCCACTAACATCAAGCGGTAAGAAGGTTATGAGTGCAATGATAGGTGAGTATGGGAAGGAAAAAGGGAAAGGTGTCTTCTTTGCATCTATGAATAAGGGAAAACCGGGGTCGGAGAAGTGGCATGGGAAGAGGAAGAGAAGTAAGTATGCGGATGCTCTTAAAAAATAAAGGAATATCATGGATACATCTGGGAACACAGGTCCTGTAAATAAAACTGGAAGCAAGGCCTTAGAAGAGTGGAAGGGAAATATTAGGGCTGGGATTAAATATAGGAATGTGTTTGGAAAAGCTCGGGACTGGTCACGAAATAAGAATATGTATAGAGGGTTTTGGGGAGCTGACACCGTACCAGTCAACTTAGTTTATGCATTAGGCCGGAGCCTAATCCCCCAAACATATTTTAGGAATCCTAGAATAAGTGTTGTGCCTACCCTTCCTGGTTATTCCCCCCAAGCTGCGGTGGTTGAAAGGGTAGATAACTACTTGATAGGGGAGGTAGGGATTAAGAACCAGCTTAAATCTATGATTCTTGATTGCTATCTCTGTGGTAGAGGTCCGGGCATACTTGGCTATGATACAGAATACGGATTTAATCCCTCGTTCATGAGCACAGAGTATGCCCAGGACACTTCCCTCACAAGTTTTAATAAAAAGGGAGAACTGATAGAGTATACGGATGAGGTGAAACCTGGGATGCCCTGGTTCTTAAGGTGCAATCCCCTAGACTTTATCGTCCCGTGGGGAACGAATAGGTGGGAAGAGGCTCAATGGTTTGCCTTCCGCAAGATGCGTATGCTAAGTGATATTATGGATGACCCTAAATACAGGAACAAAGCCCACTTAACTGCTCCATATAAGCATAAGATGGAGGGGAGTGAGAATCGGCCTGAGGTTCAGATGAGGCTTACTGAAGAGAACCCAGAGAAAGAGTGGGTTGAGCTTTGGCAGATACATGATAAGAAAACTGGAAGGGTTTTTGTCATCTCCCTTGACCACGATAAGTTTCTGAGGGATGAGATCGATTACCTCCAGACTGAAGGCTTGCCTGCAGTGGTGGCTGGATTTAACGAAGATCCCGATTTCTTCTGGTGGAGCTCGGATGTAAGGATGATAGAGCACCAACAGCTCGAACTTAATGATATTAGGACTATGGCAAAGAAACATCGGAAGGTGGCTCTACTTAAAGTGCTTTACGATAAAGGGATGGTTAATAAAGATGCATTAGTAAAACTTCTTGATGGTGACCCCAAAGCCGCAGTTGAAATTGATACTGGAGCGAGTGGAGATATAAGGAAAGCAGTTTCCCTATTCCAATCCCATGTTCCCCCAGACCTAACTGTTGCTGCGAGGGAGGTTAGGGAAGATGTGAGGGAAATCATTGGATTCTCTAGAAATCAGATGGGGAGTTTTGAAGAGAGTTCTGGGCGTCGGACTGCGCATGAAGCAGAGATAGTTCGGGCAGCGTCGATGATAAGGGTGGATGAGCGAAGGGATGCAATGGCAGATTTACTTGAGACAATCATCAGGAAGATGAACCAGCTTGTATTTGAACATTGGACTACAGAACGAGTTATAGATATTGTGGGTCCTGATGGAGCAAGGTATTGGGTAAAGTTTACAGGGCGTCAGATTAGAGGAGAATTTGCATACAAAATTAATCCTGAAGAAGCAATCCCGTCCAACCAAATGGTTAGGAGAGAGGAAGATAAGCAATTACTTGAACTCGCTGCAAAGATACCAGGTATGGATGTCAA